GCCCATGGATGTGGTCGAACTGGAAAAGCGAATGGCCACGGTCCTGCCCGACGGCTGGAAGCTCGGACAGATCAAGGCCGAGCAGCCGGGCACTACCTATGCCGAATTCAAGCGAGAGATCCTTGGAGAGATCGCTCGCAGCCTGCTTGTGCCGATCAATGTCGTCACAGGCGATTCCAGCCGGCACAATTACGCCTCGGGGCGTCTGGATCACCAGACCTACTTCAAGAGCATCCGCGTCGAGCAGTCCCACCTTAACGAGGTGGTGTGCGACCGCATCCTCTCGGCCTGGATGGGCGAGGCCATACTGCTGAATGAGTTTTCCTTCCTTCGCGGCCTGGGGAACCTGCCGCACCAGTGGTTCTGGGACGGCACCGAACACGTGGACCCGGCAAAGGAAGCGACTGCCCAGGAGCGGCGGCTGAAAAACAACACGACCACGCTGGCGGATGAGTACGCCAAGCAGGGCAAGGACTGGGAGACGCAGCTTCGCCAGCGAGCCAAGGAAATCCAGCTCACGGCGGAACTGGGATTGACGGAATCCGAGGCGGCACCGCGGCCAGCGCGACAGACCGAAACAGCAAGGAGTAACAGCGATGTTAAATGAGAAGAAGCTCACGCACGTGACGATGACCGCCACGCCGACCATCGAGGCCGCCGGCGGTGAGACAGGCGACCTACCGCGATTCAGCATGGTTGCCTACACGGGCGGGACAATGCGAATCGCGGGGTTCCCGCACGAGGTCGTTGTGGACTTAGTCGGCCTGGAGATCCCCAGTCAGAACCTCCCGATCCGCCTGGATCACGAGCGACGCCAGGGCGTGGGACACACCCGGCGGATCGCCGTCGATCAAGGCCAACTCGTCGCCGAGGGCCTGATATCGCGGGACACATCCTGGGCGCGGGATGTCGCCAAGAGCGGCGTCAAGGGCTTCCCGTGGCAGGCGAGCATCGGCGCGGAGGTCGTTGAGGCCGAGTTCGTGCCGGCGGGCGGCCGCGTAGAGGTCAACGGTAAGACGTTTACGGGGCCGGTGCACGTGGTGCGGAAGGCCGTCCTCAAGGAAATCAGTTTCGTCGACAGCGGGGCGGACAAAGGCACATCCGCCAGAGTCGCCGCAGAGAACAACCAGGAGAAGACCATGAAGACCAAAGTCAAGGATGATGGTAAGACCGCGCCCGACCCCGACGCAAAGGAGCAGGCCAAGGTCGAGGCGGCGGGCGACAAGGGCATGGAGGCCCAGCCTCCCGCCAACCCTGTGGCCCACATGCGCGCCGAAGCGGCCGCCGAGACCAAGCGGATCGCGGCGATCCGCAAAGTCTGCGACGGCAAGCACGCCGACATTGAGGCCAAGGCCATCGAAGAGGGATGGGACGCCACGCGGTGCGAGTTGGAGGTCCTTCGCGCCTCGCGGCCGAAGGCGCCGGCAATTCACGCCCGCGATGACGATGGGGTGACAGGCCAGGTTCTGGAGGCCGCGTGCCTGATTACCGGCGGGATCAGGGCCGACGATCTGACCGCCTCGCATGGGGAGCGGGCGCTAGAGGCCGCCACGAAGCGCTTCCGGGGCGGGATCGGCCTGCAGGAACTGCTGCTCGAGGCGGCGTGGGCGAACGGCTATACCGGCAGGAACTTCCGCGACAGTCGGGCCGTGCTGCGGTTCGCGTTCCGCCCGGACCTGCAGGCAGCCTTCAGCACCATCGATATCGGCGGCATCCTGTCCAATGTCGCTAACAAGTTCCTCCTGGAAGGCTTCTTCAGCGTCGAGAGGACATGGCGGAATATCTGCGCGGTGCGCAACGTGTCGGACTTCAAGACAGTCACCAGCTACCGCCTGATCGGCAAGGACCAGTATGAGGTCGTTGCACCTGGCGGGGAACTGAAGCACGGAACGCTGGGCGAGGAGTCCTACACCAACAAGGCCGACACCTACGGCCTGATGCTCAGCATCGACCGCCGGGACATCATCAATGACGACCTGGGCGCTATCACGGCCGTGCCGCGTAAGCTCGGGCGAGGCTCGGGCCTGAAGATCAACGACGTGTTCTGGACGATCTTCCTGGCCAACAGCGGCTTCTTCAAGACGGCCAACAAGAACTACGTCACGGGCGCCGACACCGCGCTGAGCATCGATGGCCTGACAAAGGCCGAGGTCAAGTTCATGGACCAGGTCGACTCGGACGGCAAGCCGATCGGAATCATGCCGACCGTGATGCTCGTGCCCACGGCGCTCAGCGCGATCGGGACGCAGCTTTTCAAGTCTTTGGAAATCCGCGACACCACGGCCGACACGAAGTACCCGATCGCCAACCCGCACCAAGGCAAGTTCCGCGCCGAGGTCAGCCGCTACCTGTCCAACAGCCAGTACACCGGCTACTCGGCCAAGGCCTGGTATCTGCTGGCCGACCCCAGCGACCTGCCGGTGATCGAGGTCGCGTTCCTCAACGGCCAGGAAAGCCCGACCATCGAGACGGCCGACGCGGACTTCAATGTGCTCGGGGTTCAGATGCGAGGATACCACGATTTCGGTGTCGCCCTGCAGGACCCCAAGGGCGGCGTGAAAAGTAAAGGCGAAGCATGATCCGAAAGGAATATGAGTTGAGTACACAAACAGGAACATTGCCTTGTAGTTCACACTGTCCAAGGTCACCGGCCCCCACAGAGGAGTGGCGGTCCATTCCCGGGTCCGAGGGTCTCTACAGCGTCAGCAGCCTGGGTCGTGTCCGTAGCGAGCCGATCCAAACGAGTCGTGCCGGCAGGCGCCGTGGCCGCATCCTTAAGTGCCCCCCTGACAGTAAAGGTTATCCCCAGTTCGGGATGTCCTTACACGGCGGTCACAGGAGAACGATGAAAGTGCATCGAGCAGTGGCCCTGGCGTTCTTGGTCCCTCGGCCTGATGGGCATCAGATAAACCACAAGTCGGGCGATAAGTTCGATAACTCAGTGGGCAATCTGGAGTACGTGACATGCAAGCAGAACATTCGTCATGGCTGGCGCAATGGCCTGTACAGCGGGAAGCACTCTATTGGCGAGAAGAACAATTCCGCGAAGCTCACTACGGCAAATGTTCGGCAGATTCGTCATCTTGCCCGAACGTTGGACACCACTGAACTAGCGAGACGGTTCGGCGTAACCAAAGCGAACATCTGCATGATCATCAAACGTAAGACGTGGAAACACGTCGCTTAAGAGGAGAAACCCATGGCAACTGCAACGTTCATCCATGACGGCAATGCAATCGACTACACGCCCGGCTCGGATGTATCGGCCGGTGACGTGGTCGTACAAGGAGACCTGATCGGCGTGGCCAAACAGCCCATCACTGCCAACGCACTTGGCGCACTGGCGGTGGCGGGCGTGTTCGACTTCCCCAAGGCCACCGGCGGCGGCTCGGCGATTACGGCCGGCGCGAAGGTCTACTGGGACGCAGGCGACTCCGAGGCCAAGGAAGACGCCGAGGCCGGCGCTAACAAGTACCTTGGCAAGGTTGCCACCGCCGTGACCGACGACGACACCACTGTCCGCGTCCGCCTGGAGCAGTAACCCGTGGCCGACCTGCTCAAACAAGGCTCCGACTGGCTGGAGCAGCAGCGAACCCAGCACTGCTCCAGCCAGGTCGAGTACCGCCGCGATGCCCAGGTTCTGAACGTAAACGCCACGTTCGGCAAGACGGACTACGAGGTCGCAGACGACTACGGGCTGAAGGTCGGCGCCAGTATCCGGGACTTCCTGATCCTGGCCGACGAACTGGGCCTGGAGCCCGAATGCGGAGACGTGATCGCGACCGGCGGCCGGAAGTACGAAGTGCTGGACCTCGGGCCGGAAGGCTGCTGGCGCTGGTCGGACCCGTACCGCACGACGATGCGGATTCACACGAAAGATGTGGGCGACGATGACTGAGTGCAGCGAGCAGTACGACAACGTCTGCAAGGCCGAGTTCGCGGAGATCCACCGCAAGCTCGACCGGATCGACGACGCCCTCCGGGGCAACGGGCGCCCGGGCTTGCAGATGCGACTGGACCGCCTGGAACAGGACCGCCTGAGTAGAAGCAGGGTCTTCTGGCTGGCGCTGGGCGCGGTGGGCACGTGCGCTGCGACGGCCGTGGCGATGCTGATAGCAGGATAGTTGGGAGATAGTGGACAAGAAATGAAACTGACAATTGACATTGCGGATGCGGTCGCGGCCGAACTTAACGCCGCCGAACAGGGCGCGTTCAGTGAGGAGTTCACCGCCCAGCGACGTGTGCTGCCCAAGTTCGAGCTTGCGGATCTGAAGGACCTGAAAGTCTCTGTGGTTCCCAAGGGCATCGAGATTGAGGGAGCGACCAGGTCGGCCCAGCGATGCGATATCTCCGTCGATATCGGCGTGCAGCAGAAGGTCGGCAAGGATGTGGACGCCGAGGTCGCAAGGCTCTGCGAACTCGTCGAGCAGATTGCCGGTTACCTTGCCGGCCGGGGTCTTTCGACATCGGGCATGTCCGGTGTGGCGTTTTTGTCTATCGCCAACGAGCCGATCTACTCGGCCGAGCACCTGGCTGACGACCTGGTATTCACGTCCGTCCTGACGATCACCTACCGCACTCTGAGATGAGGCGAAAGCAATGAACAACACAATCATGCGAAAGATCGTCGTCACCGGCGACTACGCGCCGCTGGTAAGCGAATCGCTGGTTGGCAGTGTTACGATTTCCTGCCTTCCGACCAACGCGGCGGATGTCTTTTTCAAGGGCGACGATGGCAGCGACGTTCCCTGGAAGCCGGGCCAGTGGATTGATTTTCAGCGCGTCGACCTGTCCGAGATCGAGGTCAAGGGCACGCCCGGTGATGTCGTGACGGTGGTGGGAGGGTCTTGGTGATGGGTTTCGGAGCATCCACAACAGTCGGAAATGTCTCGGTCGATATGGTCCAGGCCGATGTGGACGCGATCATCGCCGGTATCGCGGATGGCAAAACGCTGAGCGATGTCGAGCAACTCCTGGCGTCCGTCGATAGCGAACTCGACGCAATCAACGCGCTCCTGACGACGATTGACGGCGATACATCGTACCTGTCGAGTATCGACGCCGATCTTGACTACCTGTACAGTTCGTCCGCCGGAAAAGGCGTCGCCGATTTGCTCTGGAATTCATCTGCCTCGGCGTCCGTCGCCGATCTGCTGCACGATGGAACGTATAGCGCCGCTTATCTGTTGTCGCAGATCGAAAGCGACACGATGTATCTGTCCGGTATCGACATGGATACCGGATATCTGTATTCATCGTCCGCCGGATACGGCGTCGCCGACGAACTGTATTACTACCTCTACGATTCGTCGAACTTCCGCGGCCTGATCGACTACTTCAACACGTCGAATCAGTACGAACCGCTGTTCTACAGCGGCTATTCGCTCGGGTACATGATCTATCAACTGTACTCCTGCATCTCCGGCGGCCGCCTCCTGGTCACCGACCAGCACTGACCGAAGCAAAAGGAAATCGACACGATGGCAAAAGAAAGACGCCCCCGACCGACTATCACCGAGACCGTTGGCGAACTCGATGGCAAGAAGGTCCTGGTGGTACGCGCCGACGGCGAGATCATAGCGGTGCAGCCCAGGAAGATCGTGGCCCAGCGGATCGCAAACCTTGTGGCGCAAATCGCGGACCTCGACGAGGGGCTCGCCAAGTCGGACGACGAGCATCTGGCGGCTACGAACGCGCAGCTCGACCGCCTGACGGAAAAGATCGAAAGGCAGCGCAAGGCCCTTACCGCCGAAGGAGTCGGTCTTGCCACCCGTGGGCGACTGCAGATCAAGCGCGACCGTGTAGCCGCACAGAAGGCGACGCTCGATGACGTACTGGTCCAACTGTCAGAGGAAGAGCCCCAGGTGCCGACAGCGGCCGGGTAAGGAATCAGGCGGAACGATGATCGGTATGAAGTTCAAACAGATGTTCTTCACCTCGAAGGCCGTGCTGTCTGCGACGGACCGTGCGACCAGGCGGGTGGTTAGCAGGTTCGGAGCCTACGTTCGCCGGGCGGCGAAGTCGTCGATCCGCAAGCGCAAACGCATAAGCTGTCCGGGCAAGCCGCCGAGTAGCCACACCGGCCTCCTGAAACGATTCAAGGCTCACACACGGCGACCGGGGCGAGGCGCCGAGCCTCCTGGAATACGGAGGCGCCACGGCGCTGAAAACGCGCGGTAAGCGCAAGCGTGCCCGTTTTCGTGCCAGGCCATATATGGGTCCTGCATTCGAGAAGGAAAAACCCAAGCTCCCGCAGATGTGGCGGGATTCGGTAAGCACTTAAGGAGTACCCAGCAATGTCAGCAAAAACGTTTCTACTGGGCATGAACGCCAAGGCGTACCAGGGCGCAGCCGGTGCGGCGCTCAGCGCACTTTCCGAAATGGCGAACGTCAAGGACGTGTCGCTGAACCTCGAAGCCGGCGAGGCCGACGTCACCACGCGGGCCAACAACGGCTGGCGCGCCAACGCCGCAACGCTGCGGGAATGCACGGCCGAGTTCGAGATGCTCTGGAAACCGGGCGACTTGGTTTTCCAGGCCGTCAAGAAAGCATATTTGACCTCGGGCACAATCCGCATGGCCTTCCTGACCGGGGCCATGGACGGCGAGGATGCCGAAGGCCCGGTCGGCGACTTCTCGATCCCGAAGTTCAGCCGCAACGAACCGCTGGAGGAAGGCGTCAGCGTACCTGTCACCGCCAAGCTGGCGGTGTTCGACAAGTGGCTCGAACCGCCAATCGTAGCCGACCAGACGTTTACGGTGCCGGAAACGGCGCTGAATAACGACGTGGTCGATACCGTCGTGGCTGCCAAGGGCGACGACATGACCTCCGAGACGCTCGTTTACGCCATTACGGCCGAAAGCACGTCGGGCGTGTTCGCCATCGACTCGGCCGACGGCGAGATCACGGTCCTCGACAGCACCGACCTCGGCAGCGCCGGCGACGTCCATACATTGACGGTCAAGGTCAGCTACCAGACCAGTGGCCTGCCCTACGCCACGGCCACGATCACCATCAACGTAACCGCATAGGAAACTTCGACATGAAAACCTTCAAGGACAAAGCAGAGCGCAACTGGACCATCGGCATCAACCTGGCTGTGGCCAAGCGCCTCAGGGATACGCTCAAGGTCGATCTGCTCCAGCCGGAGATCGGCGACCCGCCGCTGCTGACCAGGCTGGGTACAGACGAGATCCTGCTGGGCGAAGTGTTGTGCGTGCTACTGGCCGACCAGTTCGAGGCCAACAAGGTCAGTGCTGACGATGTTATGGCGGCTTTCGACGGCCAGACGCTCCTGGCGGCGCAGGAAGCGTTCTACGAGGATCTCGTGGATTTTTTCCGAGGCCGGGGGCGGACCGACAGGGCAAAAGCGGTCGCAAAGCAGGCCGAGATGATTGCAGCGACGGTGGTCCGGGTCGAGGAGAAGATCGACCAGATCGACATCGACAAGGTGATCGATGGCGCGATGTCTGGCGACTTGCAGGCGCCATCGGAGTAGACCCCCGGCCGCTGACGCTGCGGGAACTGTTCTGGATGGCCGAAGGCCGCGACCGAGTTCGATGGCGGCATACATCGGCAGTGATGGCCTTGATAGCAAACATCAACCGGGACCCGAAGAAGGGCAGGCCGTTTGAACCGGCCGACTTCGACCCGCACAGCAACGATGAAAAAACACCCAAGGACGTGATCGAAGTTACGCCCGAGACTATTCCGGAATTCAAGAAGGCCTTCAGAGGCTAAGGAGAAACTGCGATGAGACGACACAACATGATGATACGACTAGTTGTTGGCATGTTCATTCCTATAGCAATCGTCCTGACCCCCGGTTGCGACATGCAGATGGCGGGCCTGCGCCTGGCGCCGAACGAGACGCAGAAGCAGGCTGCTGACGCCGCCGACGCTCTGGCGGGACGCCTGGCGGTGACGGGCGCCAGGCCCGGATCGGCGGCCACAAAAGCGTTGGCGAAGATGACCCGGCCGGCGACAGTATATGCCGGTCCTCCGGCCGAACCGCTGGAACTCGAAGTGCTGGCGGACGCCGAGGCGAATGTCTGGAAGCGAAAGGATGACGCTATCACGGCCGCACGACTTCGGGACGACCTGAGGCGCCGCGCCATGGAGATCGTGACGACCCGACTCGCGGACTTCTCCGATGTCCTGGCCGATTCCAAGATCGGGGCAACGGCGATCCTCGACCGGTTCGCCGCAGTCGCTACTGTCGCGACAATGGCCGATGAACTCGCTGAAGTGGTCCCCGATCCTGCGCCGGTGACCCAATCGCCCGAGGCCAAGGCGATAGCGGACGCCGCAGCCGCTGCGGCCGAGCAGATATCCAAGGCAGCCAACGCCGCTGCAGCCAGCGCCAAGCCCGACCTCGGGACCGTAGTCGACAAAGGGCTCGACTCGGTTGAAAAGACGCTCGACAAGGCCGTTGAGGTAAAGGACCGGGCAGTCGGGTTCATGGACAAGTACGGGACGGAGATCGTTTCGGTCCTGGGCCTGTTCGGACTCGGTGCGGGCGGGTATGCCGTCAAGAAGCGCCGGGATGAAAAGAACGCCAAGGTCCAGCGTGATGAAGCGAAGTCCGAAGCCGCCGTACAAACGAAAGTCGCCGCCGCTATCGCCGAGGCCGCCGGGACCAAGACAGCGGATGTTTCCGCCGGGTAACCAATGCCGTCTGGAAGAGCAATCCGGGCTGGTCGGGCCTTTGTCGAGTTGTTCGCCGACAACAGCAAGCTCGTGCGCGGACTGCGTGCTGCGAGGGCAAAGGTCCGCGCCTTCGGCCAGCGATTGCAGAACATCGGAAGGCGGATCGCGGCCACGACGGCAGCGATGGCAGTACCTGTCGCAATAGCCGTCCGAACCTTCGCCGGCTTTGAGGATCAGATGGCGCAAGTCCGGGCGGTGACGGGCGCAGCGGACCGCGATTTCGAGAAACTCACCCAGCGGGCAAAGGAACTCGGGCGGACCACGTCCTTTACCGCCGCACAGGTCGCCGGCGCTATGACAGAACTCGGCCGGGCCGGGTTCAAGCCCGCGCAGATACTTGATGCTATTGGGTCGGTGCTCAACCTTGCCCGCGCCACCGCCACCGACCTTCCACGCGCCGCGGAGATCGCCTCGGCCGCAATGCGCGGTTTCGGCCTGACGGCAAAGGACACTACATACATCGCCGACGTGCTTACGGCCACGGCGAACAATTCCGCGCAGGGCCTCGAGGATATCGGCGAGTCCATGAAGTACGTCGCTCCGATGGCCAAAGAAGCCGGCGAAGATATCCGCGACACCGCCGCGGCGCTCGGTGTCCTGGCGAACAACGGGATCAAGGGCTCGATGGCGGGGACCGCACTGGCCCGGGCATACAAGAACCTCTCGAAGACAGGTTCGCAGAAGATGCTCGAAAAGATGGGTGTCGATGCGGTCGATGCAAACGGCAATCTGCGGAAAGTCGCCGATATCCTCTCGGATCTGGGGCAGGCTACCGCGAAGATGGGGTCGGCGCAGCGGCTGTCGATCTTTGAAAAACTGTTCGGACGGGGCAGCGCCGCGGCGCTGAAGCTGGCCAATGGAGCGAATTTCAAGAACATGCAGATGACCCTCGCCAGCGTGGGCGGCACCGCCGCACGGACCGCCCGTGTCATGGACGACACCCTCGGCGGGTCTTTCAGAAAACTCTGGTCGGCGGTGGAGGGCGTCCAGATCGCCATAGGCGAGGCCCTCGGGCCGGTTATCGCCAGCATGTCCGGATGGATGACCAAGGCGGCCGGCAGCGTCACCGCCTGGCTGCGGAAGAACAGGGCGCTGCTGGTTACGATTGCCAAGATCGTCGCGGCCGTATTCGCCGGCGGGGTGGCCCTGATCGCCCTCGGTTTGGCGCTGAAGGCCGTTTCCGCCGCGATCGGCGTCGTGATAGGTGTGCTCGGCATCGCCAAGGTGGCGTTTGCGGCGTTCACGACCGTCCTCGGACTGATGCTCTCTCCGATCGCGATGGTGATCGCTGCGGTGGGCGCGCTAGGGGCGTACCTAATCACGTCCACGAAGTCCGGGGCAAAGGCGCTCGACTGGCTGGGTGGGAAATTCACGAAGCTGCGAGACTGGGCGTCGGAGATGTGGAAAGGGATTGGCGACGCTCTGGCTGCCGGGGATATCGCCCTGGCTGCAGAGATTCTGTGGCTTGGCCTGAAGGTGGCATGGACGAACGGCATTGCCGCTCTGGAAAAGGCGTGGCTGACGTTTACACAGGGGTTCGTCGCGGTGTTCCTGACGGCCAGCAAGGCAATCGCGGATGCGGTGGTTTCCATCGGCAAGTTTGCCTCGAGCACCTGGCAGGAATTCACGCACGGGCTTGAGGCGATTGGCGAATGGGTTGGCAAGGAAGCAGTAAACGCCACGATCAGGTTGACAACTGACGACGACAAGCAAGATGCGGTCATTGCGGAAAACGAGAAGACGTACCGCAAGAGCGTCATGGACATCAAGAAGCGCAAGGATGCAGCCGTCAAGAAGTCCGATGTGTACTTCGACAAAATCCAGAAGCGGGTTGACGCCAACTACAAGAAGGGAATGGAGGGAGTCGGCAAGAGGGTGATCGACACGACTGCCGACATCGACACAAAGGTGAAAGCCGCGCAGGGCAAGCTGGATGCGGCCGTCAAGAAGGCGAGGGAAAACAGGAAGGCGTTTGAGAAAGACACCGACAAGGGGCCGGAAGGCCTGGCCGGGCCGGAAGGGCTCGCCGGCAAGGTCGCCAAACTGCTTGGCGACCTGCGGTCAGGCAGCAGCGGGTCCTACAGGGTCATCGATGAGCTGCAGTCCACCACAGGGACTTTCGGCGCCATGATGCTCGGCGGCCTGGGGGCTGGGCACACCAATATCCAGGAGCGCACGGCAAAGGCGGCCGAGGCGACCGCCAAGCACGTCAAGAGAATGGACCGGAAGATGGATCAGGGACCGAGGTTCATGCGATGAGCGCCACAATTGCTGAAAAACTCGGCAGCGGCGAGCTTCAGAGCGGCGATACGGGCCACCACGAAAAGCTCTACGTGATCCGCAGTGAGACCAGCGAAGCGTCGGCGCTGGCCCTGCTGGAGAGCACCGCCCCGGGCACGTTCGGCGGCCTTGTCCGCCAGACGGCCAGGGTGTCCCCGATAGATGGGTCCAACGACATCTGGATCGGAGAGGCCGAGTACACCGACCCCGAGGAAGTCGAACCGGTGGAAGGGTCCGCCGTCTTCAGCTTCAACACTTCCGGCGGCTCGCAGCACATCACACAGTCGATCAGCACTTCAGCCAAGAAGGCCCCGGCTGGCAAGACTATCCCCGACTTCAAGGGCGCGATAAACGCCACGGAAAAGGGTTCCGTTGACGGTGTCGATATCATCGTCCCGGTCTATCGGTGGTCAGAAACGCACGTCGTGGCCAACTCGAAAGTGACCAACGCCTACAAGGGGCGACTGTTCGCCCTGACCGGTACGACCAACGATGACACCTGGGAGGGCTTCAGTGCAGGCGAGGTCCTTTTCGAGGGCGCCAGCGGCTCGAAGCGCGGAGACGGCGCGTGGGAGATCACCTACAGTTTTGCATCGAGCCCGAACCGGACCGGGATCGTTATCGGCGACTGCCAGGCAATCGACAAGAAGGGCTGGGAGTACCTCTGGGTCCTGTACTCCGACACAGAGAACGGCGGGATGCTGACCAAGCAGCCGCGAGCGGTTTACGTGGAAAAGGTCTACGAGGAAGACGATTTCGCCAAGCTTGACCCGGACTACACGCCATGAACAAGGGCCTGACAAAAGTGAAGGCCGGCGATCCGCTCGACATCCGTGCCCCCGTCTGGAACGCATTCATCGACGCCGCCAGGGACAACCAGGCCCGTCAGCACGCCACCGAACGGGTGCCAGGACCGGACTTCCGAGGCGTCCCGGTCCTTATCAAGAACAGCAGCGGAGGCAATCTTGGCCGCTACTCTGTGCTCGGCATCAGCGGGGTCGTGTTCTCGGCAACGGATGACGGTTTCAAACAGCGCGTCGTCTTCACCGGCGTAACACCGACGACGAACAGTCACGAAGGCAAGTTTGCGATTCTGGCCGCACCGATCGATAACGGGGATATCGGCCCGGCGGTGGTCGATGGAAGTACGATCTGCCAGGTCAACATCACCAACACGAGTCACAAATACGCCGAGATCGCCAACAGTGATTCGGCGAAGCTGGTCAGCGCGGCCGAAGGTTCCGCACAAATCCTCTGGGCTGAATCAGGCACGGGGACCAAGTGGGTGGTTGTCCGCCTGGGCAACGACCACCCCGACCATGAGTGTGACTATACGCCAAACGCGGACGACATCTATATTGGCATTGACACCGGAGACGATGACGAGATTTACCACAAGGATCCGATTCTCACGACGAAGTACTGCGAGATCAGCAAGATTACTAGCGGCTGGAGGATATTGGTTTGGGACGGGTCTAACTGCAAGGAAGCCGACGGGCTTCGATGGAACGACAAGGGCCACGCTTGCCAGTGGAAGAACCCTGACGACAGCACATGGTATTCGTTGCCGTGGACATACACTCCGCCACTATAGGGACATGGACATCAGGACAGTAATCATCGGCGGGGCTCCGAACATGCTTCTGACCGGTTGGCTGAAGCGCAAGGGCATTCAGTACGGCGTCGGGTACTCTGACGAATCCGGGGAGATCGCCCGCAACCGGGAGGTCGTCGATTTTCTCACCGGCTCGGCGGACGACGAGGCCATGCTGTTTCTTCTGGACGCCGACATTGCACCGGGGCCAGACCACGGACTCGACAATATGCTTGCCGAGCCTGGGGAGTTGATCTATTGCGGACACCCGGCTCGCAGTCTTCAGTGCGGTCACTTCGGAGACGGCAATCTGGCGACGGGCTGCATGCGGGCGACGCGGAGGCTCCTGAGAGAAATCAGCGTGCCGTGGTTTCTGAACGAGTTGAATCCGCAGGGGACAGCCGTGGCACAATGTTCCTGTAATCGTTTTGCCCGTCTGGCCATGGACCGCGCCGGCGTCAACTCCCGCATGGTCGGAAAGGCGTATCACATCACCAAAGTCCTCGCCACAATCGACACCGACGGCAAGATACAAATTGTCCCGTTCGGCGTGTACTGACCCGCTTACTATTTCGACCGTTAACCTCCACACACATACCTGCACGGGTAGACGCCGAACGAAGTGGCACTGGATGTAGTGCCAGCCAACGAAGCCCCACGCCTGGAGCCTCGGGCAAACTGGTCGCGGAAATCGCCGTGTGCTTCCCCGCAGGCCCCCGTTCGCGGCGATCCGGGGGCCAAGTTCGTGCTTTCGGTCGCCTTTCATGGCGGCCGAAAGCGTCTGCCCATCGTAACACTCAAACAAGTCGCGTAGTAATCAGGTGGGGGTATCCAAGGAACCCCATTCGCCGTGTGCGCACTGCTGCATCACCCACACAAGCTTTCTCTTCACTTGTCAAAAAGCAAAGAACTTCCGCGCATATCGGCGAGAGCACGTGACAAGGCCGAACTCGGAATATCCTGCAGCCTTGCCCACTTTAACCCTGCAATCTCGCTGGACCAGCGCAGGCCTGCTTGTCCGATAGGCAGGGCAGCTGCCCCAGGCTCGGGTTTGGCCGAAGCGGGCTTTGTGCTTGGTGAAGCTGCGCCACTGTCCTGGTGCGTCTGAAGCTCCTTTATACGACGTCTCGCATATTCGAGAACTCGTTGCCGACCGGCAAAGTCGGACATCCGTTCGTCTTCGTCGGTCATCATTATCCTTGCTGACACTTCCCGAAGCACTTCGGTTTCTTCGCGTGGACTCGCAGCGACGACCACGATGATCCAGGCACTAGCGGAAAGACATATGTCCTCGTGGTATTTGTGAAAGCACCCCAGTACACGGGAAAATCCATCAAGCTCGTGTAACTGAGTCTGACATCCTTGGTGTCAGGAATAGCAGCTCTCCCTCCCGTAATCTCAAACACCGCAATCTTATCGGGCGAGCCTGGGTAGTCCGACCTGAGCAGAAGCAGACCGGACAGATTTTCGGCGCCAGTTTCGCTCACTATCTGGAAGTCGCGTCCATATCCTGGGATCGTGCGCGGTAGTGTGGGTATGACCACGGCACAGCCTCCCAGCCCCAAAAGGAGGACCATCGTCAGCAGCCAAGCGGCAAGCACACGCAAACAACCAAGAAGGACGCGGTTTGCCCTGCAAGAGCCAACCGGAGACGAGCAACTCGCCACAGAGGATGCGCCTACCATGTTTCTCCTTCCTTCCGTGCCCACGCTGTTTTTCCGGCCACCATTTCTGCCACGACCGCCTTTTCGTAGTACTTAGCCGCGTGCTTGGCCAGGTACTTGTGGAGCCTCCAGTATTTCCACAACGAGAAGTGATTCAGTTTCTCGCCCCGCAGCATCCGAGTAAGTGCGCCAACATTGATGTTCGAATTCGCGTTGTCGATCACCCGCCCTTTCCATCCCGGCCAAAACCCTAACCATTCCGGACCCGCTCCGTGCTCTTGCCAGAAATTCTGAACAAAGGTCTTTTGCGGCTTCTGCTTCAGCCTCACGTGTGACCTCGGGTCGGCGGAACCTTCTGTGTTTACAGTGCCAATGCCGTAATCCAAGCGGACTAGGTCCACAAAGCCAAGATATGCAGGCGCCCAGTCTTCCTCAGTGAAGGTTCCCTTGTTTACGAGGCGAAACATGGCAGTAGCACCATCACTGTGTCCGATTGCGACAAACTGCTCAAGGCTGCAGGGATTCTTCTTCTTGCGTGCAACGAACTCACGCCACACCTTCCGGAGGTTGTTCTCTTCTTGCTGGCCGCCCATGCCCGCAAGTGCCATCCTGACAGTTACAAACTTCTCGCGCGACGTATCATAACGCCACACTCGATGGGCGATGGCCAAGGCGACGGACTTGCCTAAGCTCCTGCCGGAGTTATAGTGTTGCCCTAGACCACTCAACACAATAAGGATCCTCCCGTCTGGATCGGACGCGACAGTTGGTCTACTACCCACATATTGATACAGGTTCATCCCATCGGCATACTCTTCCCGATCCCGCTGGACGAAGCGGCCGAGAGTGGGATGATAGTAGGCGTGGGCGGTGGTGGTACTACCAAGAATCCCAGCCAGAAGGACTGCCAACAGCAAGAATCTCGTGTGCCCGGCCGGTACTGTTTCGTCACTTTCTTTCATCGTTCCTTCCTCATGGTCTGCTGTCAGGTACATTTCGTGCCCATGCGCCGATTCGCCTATCGCCGTACGCCTGGTGGCTTTACACTCTTGACGCCCGGCGGCTGTGGCCGTCGGTGGTACGCGGCTCCCGGACCCGGCGGTATCCCAGCCCGTTGCGCCATCATCCGCCGGTTGTGTTCGTTGATCGCATGGATTTCCCGGAAGTCCGGGAGCCGATAGCGCCCAGTCACGACCTT